ATATAAATATATAAATAATTTATTTACCCATAATATAAATGAACACTTTACCTGATATAAAAGAAGCATTAAATGAATATTTCAAACTTAAAAATAAATATGAAACTCAAATAATGACAAACAAAAAAAAAATTATGAATAAAAACTTTCTTAGTAAAATAGAGAAAAAATCTGAGTATAATAAGCTTAAGCCAAAATGTATTAATTGTAAGAGACCTGGTGGTACTTTATTTACAAATATGTTTATACCTGAAACTGATACGAGTGAATCTTATAGAGAGTTACGTTCAATATGTGGAATTATATCAGACCCTTGCAATTTAAATATCACTATTTATTTGTCAAAAGTAGAACTAATGCCTACTCTTTTAAAAAGTATGGAAGATGATATTAAAGCATATAAAAATGAAATAATTGATCATAAAAATAAGTTATTATTTGGATTTTTAAATACAGAAGAAGCATTAGAACATTTTGAAAATGTTAAGGAATATATTGGAAACATAACCTCTTTGTATGAACAATATTTAGAAAGTTATCATCAAATTGTAGATAATGATGAGAAAAAACAAGAATTAAATACAGCTATTACAAATTCATATATAGAGATTGAAAAAATTAAAGATTGTATTGTTAAAATGAATGAAACTAACAATATTCAATATGCACGTGATGCAGTAACCAATTATACTACTACATTAATGCCGTTACTATATTCAATTCGTGAATTAAAATATAATGAAATGTTTATTTGGCATGATGAATATACAAAAACGTGCAATTTAATACAAAACAAGTATAGTATTAATAATTTATCTTTTTCCAGTTCAAATGATAAAGTAATTGCGTTTGATATTGGTTTATCAGTGATACCTAGGAAAAAACAATTAATTATTGAAGAAGAAACACCCTCTTCAACTTTAGAGTCAGATACAATTATTGACTCTGAACAAAATCCTCAACCAATATACGGAGATGGATTAGATGGTGTTAAATGGAATGTTTCCAATTATGATAATTTATGGGCAAGATTACCAACTAAGTTAAGAACTGCACTAATTACTGATCAAGAATGGTTACAAAATTTTATGGCGAATTGTACTTCAGCTAGATCTTCTGGACAAGCATGTAAATTTGTTGGTCCTAAAAATCTAATCTTACCACCTGAATTAGGTCCAGATGGAAAATACAATTTTGGTAGTAACATATATAATCAAGCATTTGAAACTTTACCTGAAAATATGAAAGCAACTTATTTAACATTTTACAATGAAAAAGATGGTGTAACAAATTATAACATGTTATCAAATACTATGGATGAATTAGTTGCAAAGATGTTACAATTTGATAGAGGATACTTTTAGAAATAAAGTTATAACCTTATAAGATTATATCTAATTAATATTTTTATAAAATATATAAAATATATAAAATATATATTATATAATAATATGTTATTCAATTACATTTCTCTTCGTGCATTTTTAATTAGTTTTGCAATTGGACTTTTTTTTATTTATATTTTAGGACCAGAAATGAAAACAATTTATATATATCCAACACCAGAAAATGTAGATAAAATTCTATTTAAAGACAAAGCAGACAATTGTTTTAAATTTGTAGAAGAAATAGTCGAATGTCCTAAGGATAAAAGTAAGATTTCAGTGGTTCCTATTCAGGCATAAATAATATTGTTGTTTATAAAAAGAAACTCTTGTAATAGTATAATGGCAATCAATTTTGGAAAATTTGTTCATACAGAAACTGGTAAAATTATAATGTCGATTTTATTGGGTTTTGGATTAGCTTCTCTCTTTAGAAAAATATGTAAGGGTAGAGAATGTTTAATTTTTCATGCTCCATCTTTAGATGATTTTAAAGACAAGATATATAAAAATGACTCAGGAAAATGTGTAAAATATAATGCAGTTCCGAGCAAATGTAATATGAATGCAAAAATAATTAATTTTGATTAATTTTGATTGGGATATTTTTTGCGTAAATTAAATAATTATTATATGAGTTCTTTATAATAATTATGGGTGATTCAACCAGCATTTTAGATTTGCCTACTGACCCTGTTGGTGGTGGAAATATTAGCAATGGTATTTCTTTTAATGCTACCGAAAAAGAACAGCTTGCATCTACACAAATACCAGGTTTATCTTTAGACCAATCTACTATTAATCAAATTGTAAATGGACTTCAACAAGCAAGCGCAAATGGTGGGACACAATTATCATCTAGGGATATACCTATGATGACTACAGGACACAGCAATGATCCACAAGTACGTCCAAATTATGTTCCACCGCCACCTCAAGGATCAGATGCAAATTATATTCAAAATTATGAACAAACTTCTGACATGATACATACATACAATAAACAGATGCAAAATAATAACTCATTAGATGATATGTACAATGAAATACAAACACCTTTATTGCTTGCTGTGATTTACTTCTTGTTTCAATTACCTTTTTTTAGAAAATTTTTATTTAATTATATTCCTTTTCTATTTTCAATTGATGGAAATTTAAACCTAAATGGTTATTTATTTACAAGTATTCTTTTTGGACTAGTATTTTACATTTTTAACAAATTGTCTTGGTATTTTAATGCGTTTTAGAGCAACGCGTAAATGGTTTAATATATATATAAAGAATTTAAATATATATATAGTGTATTATGTAACATTTATATGGTAAGCTTACTTAATTTATTGCATACAAATTATAATGACATTACAAGAATGACTTTGTTTAATTTTTTTAAAACAGGGAATCCAGCATATGACGCAATCCTTTCTACTATTTGTATTAGTATATTTGGGTTTGTTGTCAATTATATATATGAAGATGGTATACATCCATTTTTGACAAATTTTTCATGTGATGATTTTACAAACTTATTTTATAGGAAAAATATGATTACTATTGATGGAAAAAAAAATTATGTTACATCTTGTTTTACTTATACATGTTGCGAGTCTTCTGTTTATAGTAATCGTTTTAAGGCGCTTTGGAATTATATTATATCAAATATTGAAACAAATAAAACCATATTTTCAATAAAAGAATCTCATACTAATTTTCAATCATCTGAAAATAATCAAAATAGTCGATATAAAATTTCGGATATGTTTATAGTCAATCAAACAAAGTGTTTTCAAATAGATGAAGATATTTTTGTCAAAGTTGAAATACATAAAGAAGATAATACTACTGACGATACAGGAAAAGTAAAATCAAAAACTGAAAAAACCACTATTTATCTTTATTCTTATAAATATAATGTTTCTTACTTAAAAATTTATCTTGATAATATTACTGAAAAATATCTAGAATCTGTTAAAGATAATCGTATAAATAAAAAATTTACTTATTTTTTAGATAAAGTAAAACATAATAATGAAGAATCTATACTAAATTGTTGGAAAGAGCATAATTTTGATAGTGCCAGAACATTTGATAACATGTTTTTTGATGGTAAAAAAGAATTAATATCTAAAATTGATTTTTTCTTAAATAATCGCGAATGGTATTACAAAACAGGTATTCCTTATTCTCTTGGAATTGGTTTACATGGTCCTCCTGGAACTGGAAAAACTTCTTTTATTAAAGCTCTTTCTAATTACACTGGACGGCATATTGTAATGATATCACTAAAATTAATAAAAACCAAGTCTCAACTAGAAAATTTCTTTTTTGAAAACAGATATAATGAAGATAATGAAAAAAATAGTATTACATTTGATAAAAAAATAATTGTATTTGAGGATATTGATTGTGTAGGTGATATTGTTTTAAATCGCAACAAAAATAGTGAAAATAAAAAAAACAAATTTAAAAAAAATAATGTAAATGTAGCTGATGTTATTCAAAGCATTTGTCAAATAAATGAAACTAATGTAACTAATGCAACTAATGCAACTACTGGAAAAAAATTGTTGGAATCTGATGAACTAATTACATTGGATGATATTCTTAATATATGGGATGGTGTTCGCGAGACACCTGGAAGAATTATGGTTATTTCATCAAACCATTATGATAAGTTAGACCCTGCTTTAGTTAGAGAAGGTAGAATTGATATTACACACGAATTAAGCAATGCGTCACATAATGTAATTTCTGAATTATATTTACATTTATTTAATAAAGAAATTAACAAAAAAAATCTGTCAAAAATTAAAGAGTATTTTTATTCACCCGCAGAATTAATAAATATGTATATTGCAACAGGCAGGAATGAAGACAATTTTGTTAAGCGATTATTAGAAAATAAAAAAAATAAATAAGTAAATAGGTAAATAGGTAAATAAGTAAATAGGTAAATAGGTAAATAAGTAAATAGGTAAAAAGTAAATTTTTATATATTTAAAATAAATATAATACATTTTAATGGAAAAAGATATATATTTAAAAATAATCAATTCTTTAATTGATGAGCTTCCAAATGGAAAAAAACCTATTGAAATTGATTTGGTTTTAGATGGAGGTGTGTTTAATGGTAGTTATCTTATAGGTGCTCTTTTTTTTTTAAAAGAAATGGAAAAACGTAATTTTATAAAAGTCAAAAGGATTTCAGGATGTAGTATAGGCTCTTTAATTGGACTACTTTACTTAATAGATTGTTTAGATTTAGTATATGATGATTTATATAACATTTTAATTAAAAATTTTAAACAAAATTATAATTTTAAAAATTATAAAAATTTAAAAAATCATTTATCTGGTAAAATACCAGATGATATATGTAGTAAAGTTAATAATAAATTATTTATAAAATATAATAACATTAAAACTTGTGTTAAAAAAGTGAAGTACAAGTATAAAAATGAAGACGATATTTTTAATACAATTATTCGTTCTAGTTTTTTTCCTTATTTAATTGATGGTAATGTTGTATATGAAAATAAATATTTAGATGGTATAAACCCATATATTTTTAAGTCAAAACCAAATAGAAAAATTCTTTATTTAGATCTATGCGGTCTAGATAAATACTCGTATATATTAAGTATTAGAAATGAAAAAAGTAATTTATATCGTATTCTATCAGGTATTCTAGATATACATTTTTTTTATACAAAACATTCAGAAACATTTATGTGTAGTTATGTTGGTGAATGGGGCTATATAAACACAATACGATATTATATAAGATTATTTTTAGAAAAAATAATATGTTATATATGTTATTTTATA